CTAGACCTCCTGGAATCGACGGCGACTGGCGGCGACCAGTCCCACTCCGGTGACTACCGCTAGCGAGTTCAACGCCAACAGGGAAGTCATAGATACCCCGGTCACTGCCATTTGCTCGCCGGCCGCCGGTTTCCCGGCAGCCGGTTTGCCGGTGTTAACCTCTTTAACCACGACAGTTTTGATGGTTTTCTTTCCCTTGGGTTTCGCCGGTAGTTTCTCCCCTACTTCGAATTGGAAGCTGGCGCGCTCACCCCATTCGTTGGTAGCGGTGATGGTGTGTACACCTTGCTCCCGTGGCGCCTGCACGGATACCATAAACTCGCCTTTTCCTACCGCGGGATGTACCCCCAGGTCAACCACGGTTGAATGCATAATGACGTGGTTCTGACTATTAGGACTAAAACCGGTGAAACGTACCTGGAACTTGGTTCCCGGCAAGAACTTGCTCTGCCCATTGGCTGATTTGGCTGCCTGCACCTGATGGTATTGTTCGTAGACTGCCTGGGCAGCTGCCAGCTGAGCTTGAGCTTCCCGATTAGCCGCGGTGGCTTCCTCCAAGATATCTTGCGCAGCTTGAGCCAGTCTCGCTAGTTCATCTGCTGCTTTCTGCGCCTCCTCGGCAGCGGTAGCCGCATCGCGATAAGCAGCAAAGGAAGCGGGCAATCCCAGGTTGTCTAGGTCGCTGTCCCCAGCGGGCAGGCCATCTTTCAAAGCCTGCTCACCATCAATAGCCGCCAGTTTATCCGCTAATGCCTGCTTGGCTTCCGCTTGTTTTTGCAGGTCGTCCGCCACCTTAGTGACGGCTCGCAATTCTTTATTAGCTTTGGCGGCGATAGCTTCAGCCGCTTTTAGATCTTGCTCCGCCTTTTGCGCCTTTCCAGCTGCCTGATCATGGGCTACCTGCTGTTCAGCTAACGGATTTAGCGCCTGTTGCGCGTTTGCACGCTCGCTTTCAGCCCGGTTGGCAGTCTCTGCAGCTTGCTGATTTTCGGTTGTCGCCTCCTCTAGCGCAGTATCTGCAGCCTCTTTCGCTGCCTGTGCCTGTTGGAGTGCCTGGGTCGCCGTTTCCAGCTGGGTGGCGGCTGCTTGAGCTTTGGCTTTAGCCTGGGTTAAAGCTGCTTTCGTCTCGGACAACTCTTGCTGGGCATTTCCTAACGCCGTGCCTTTAGCCAGCTCTTCTAGTTCTTTTTCCTTCTCTAGTTGCGCTGCCTCTTTGTCTTTAACGTCCTGCTTTGCCGTTTCCAGGGCTTTCTGCGCAGTAGCTAATTCTGCCTTAGCATTCTCGAGGGCGTTCTTAGCGTCAGTAGCGGCCTTAGTAGCTGCCTGCACCGCCTGCTCTTTTTCCTTAGCCACGCCCTCGGCAGTCTGCTTATTGTTCTGCGCCGCCGCGACCTTCTCTTTTTCGCTTTCTACTGCCGCAGCGGCGTCAGCTTCTTTGCTTTGGGCATCTTTCCAGGCATTATCCTTTTCCTGAGTTTTAGCTTCCGCCTCTGCTACCGCTGCTTCAGCTGTAGTTATATTGTCACCGGCAGTCTTTGCCGCTGCTTGCAACTTTGCCAGTTTTGCTTTCGCATCCGCTAGCTTCTGCTTTGCGCCCTCGGTAGTCACCGAGTTGTAGTACTCCATAAACCGTTGTTCGTATTCATCAACGGTATAGGTTTTTTCTCCCTGCCTGACTCCGCTATAGACTTCGCCCCAAACAGCTCCATATTCAATCCCCTCACCTGCTGCACCCGCAAAACCGGTGGCAGTAGAGTGACCTACGATATTGAGGTAATGCCCTATATCGAAATATATGCTGGGGTACTTCTGATAAATCTGATACGAGGACATATTCGCCATATCGGGGTGCTGTTTCAAAGCTTCTTCATAGATGGATTTCTCGGCGTACCACCTGGCCACCGGATCGCTTTTAGCCCACGCTAAGTTTTCTGCCACCCCAAAAGCACCAGAGTGCTCAATCTGGTACCTCGACCAGTTAGCTCGCGCTTGAGCAATAGCCATTAAGCGGTCAGTAATCACGTAATCGTCAAGCTTTTCGCCATTGCGTCCACCTTTGGCGCGATATTGATTAACTACCCGTACCCAGGCGATGGCCTCTTTCATATTGTCTAAATTGGTAGTGTCGTCCGGGGCACCGGGTTTCAAAGTGCCGTTAACCAAGGTGCCATCGTCAGCGGTAGTGGTTTTATCATTCAAAATCTCAAGAGCATCCGCTGCCCCTACACTTTCAAAGAACCCAAAGCTGCCCTTCTTGAATTTTTCGGCAGCTTCTTTCACCGCTTTTTCCGCGTTCGCTACTTCGGCTTCGGCCGCTTTTACCGCTGCGTCGGCTTGCTGTTTCTTAGTCTTCGCTTCTTCGAGATCTTTTTCTGCTTTAGTTTGTGCGGCTTTAGCCGCATCCGCTGCCTTCTTGGCAGCCGCAGTTTCACCCTGGCGGGTCGCTAAAACCGCCTCTGCTTTACTCTGCTCTGCTTGCGCGGCTTTTACCTGTTCCCCGGCAGCTTGCACTGCTTGGTCTGCGGCAGCTTTATCCTTTTTAGCCTGTTCAACTGCTGCCTGTTTTACTTGCAGCTCGTTTTGCGCAGCCGGGACTGCCTGTTGGGCATTTTCTAGCTCTACTTGCCGTTGCTCAACAGTATTCTGAGCTGCCTTCACCTGTGCTTTAGCTGCCTCTACCGCTGCCTGCGCGTCCTTTAAGGCCTGCTCGGCGTCCTCACTCAGCTGTTTAACTTTGGCTTCTAGCTCGCTAACTTTTTGTTCCTTGGCGCGTACATCAGCTTCGGCATTTTGTTTTGCTTGGGTAGCCTGATTGACCGTTTCCGTGGCGGATTGCAAATTCGTAGCCGCAGTTTGCGCGCTTGCCTGTGCGTCTTGCAGCGCTTTTTGTGCTGCGGCCGCTTTGGCGTCTGCCTCTTGCTTGGCTTTTTCGGCGGCAGCTACCTTGTCTTTGGCTGCCTGCAGCTGCCTCGCATCGGGGGCAGGATTATCCGCGACTGCTTTATCTGCTTCCGCCTTTGCTTGCTCGGCTTTGGTTACGGCTTCACCCGCAGCTTTTGCGGCGCTCTCGGCAGCCGTTTTCTTCTCATTGGCTTTTTCAAGCAGGCTGGCTGCATCACTTGCCGCTTGCGCGCTCTCTTTCTGCGCTTTCGCTAGGGAATCGAGGGCGTCTTGCTTCGCCTTTTCGCTGGCCGCAGACTTTTCTCCGGATTGCTCGGCAGCGTCCTGCGCTTTCTTCGCAGCTACTTGCGCTTTAGTTTCCGCCTCCGCGGCCTTATTTGCGCTCTCTTGGGCGCTATTCTTCGCGGCTTCCAGGTTTTTTCCGATTGAATTTTCGGATTGGTTTGCTGGTTTTGCTGTTCAGCACCTGTGGGATCAGCGGGCCCGGTAGGCTCGGGAGCGGCTTGCGCGATCCCCGTGGCCGGTAGAGTTCCCGCCAACGCCAAAGCGAATCCGGTAGCAGTTAGTTTTGCGGCATGCTGCTTCATTGCTCGTAAATCTCCTTTAGGTCACCCCTCAATGACCTATCTCAACCCTCAACTTTGAAATTTGGAGTGCCCACTAGCGGTGACCAAACTCACCAGGGCAAACGATTAAAATCTTATCAGACTGAGCAGCATCCCTCAATGGACGTAAGTCTCATGCGCTATGAGGAAACTACGTTCTCTTGCTATTAACCTCGAACACCCCTACGTGGCGCTAAAATAAAAATCCTCAGTGCCAGTAAGCACTGAGGTTTTGAGCTCCCCCAACTGGATTCGAACCAGTAACCCTTCGATTAAAGATATTTCACTGGTAGGTGACGTTCTACCTTTGGTAGCATGATAGATTCCGGCTGGGTGTAGCGTATCGGGTTATGAACATTAGAGGGCTTTTAGATAGATACGCGGATTCTTTAAGAGCGGCGGGGCGTAGGCCTTTAACTATTAGATTACATCTTCATTATTTGGGTGAGATTGCCCGGCTTGGTGAACTGGAAGATATTAACACCGAGATGCTAGAGAAGTGGCTAGCTAAACCGTCCTGGTCAGCTGAAACTAGAAAGTCTGCTAGAAGTGTTGCCCGGGCTTTCTTCCGCTGGTGTCACGGGGTCGGACTTATTGACGTTGATCCCGCGCGTACCCTTGTGCCAGTAAAGGTTCCCCCGGGGGTACCTAGGCCGGTAAGTGATGAAATGCTTCAAGATGCTTTGGCGAAAGCGGATAAACGGACGCGGTTAATGATACTTTTTGCCGCGAAAGCAGGCTTAAGAGCTTCTGAGATAGCGGCGCTCAATAAAGCGGATTTTGACGGGGTTATGTTGCATGTGAAAGGCAAAGGCGGGCGGGTGAGGTCAATACCGGTAGTTGATACTAGGTTAAAGCTGGCTTTGCTCAATGCTGAACCGTGGGTGTTTCCATCGTTTGCGGGGCATATCGGCGCGGGGGTGGTTACCAAGGCCGTTAGCGCGGTTCTGCCTAAGGGGTGGACGTGCCACAAGCTTAGACATCGGTTTGCTTCTCAGGCTTACGCGGGTACTCGTGACCTTTTAAGCGTGCAAAAGTTGTTAGGTCATTCTTCGCCCGCTACGACTCAGCGCTATGTAGCTACCCCTCAAGATGCTTTGATTGCGGCGGTTAAGGCCGCCGCTTAAAGGTGCCTTTTGGTCTGCCTGGTTTGCCGGGGCGTGTGGCTTGCCAGTGGTCTAGCGTCTCTTGAGACCAGCCGAATACTTGCGCTTTTCCCTCTCCAATTATCACGTTAGGCGGTGGGAAGATTCCCCTAGCACGGTAGGTTGCTACCGTGCTAGGGGATAACCCTAGATGCCTAGCGGCGCCAGCGCTTGAGAAGTATTTTTTAGCCATGCTGTCGGATTGCTAGGACTAGGGCAGATATTCCACCAATTCCAATAGCTAGAGATATTGCCGGGGTTAGTGCTGACGGAAAGCTAACTATTTCGGTCAGTACAAAAAGGCCAAAAGTGGCGAACGCCAGGGGCATTGCTTTTATTTTCATTCTTATTTCCTCCTTTGTTTGGTAGAATGCCGGGTAAGGGGGCGGGCGTGCCCCCTTACCCGGTAGCTTTAGCTACTTACCCTTGGGGCGGTTCCAGATAGCCGTTAAAATGGCGGCTATTCCAGCTAGGAGCACCCCAAGGGCTTTTACTGTTTCAAGTAAAGTTTCCATTTGTTTCACCTCCTTTGTTTTCCTTACATAAATAATAATAGTCTAGTCACCTTACTATTGCAAGCTGACTAGACTATTATTATTAATTGCGTTCGTCACATTTTACGAGAGCATTTTTATTGTGGTTACTGCATCCCTGTTTTCTTTTATTTCTTTATCATGCCTTTCTAGCGTGTGGTTAATATGTTCATGTTCGCGGTGCATGTCGCGGCGGATTTCTCCGACTTGATGCCCTACAGAGGCCACAGAATCGGTTAAACCGTTCACTTTGTCTATTAGGCTTTCTCCGTGGTCGGGGTTCATTTCTTGGTTGAGCGCGGCGCGGGTTTTTGAGGCGTGCCATGCCGCTATTGTTCCAGGTATGGATGCTATAGCGGTTATCAGGGCTGCCATTCCTGCGAGATCTTGCCACCAGGCTAGATTAGCGGCGGCTGTGAGTGGGTAAATCAACATCTAAACTTTCTGTTTTTAGCGGGGTGTGTGCTAGCGCGGTTGAGGTGCCTAGGATTGAGGCGGCTAGGGCTAGCCATAGCGGCGCGGTTTGCTGATCTAGTACCCCGTAGGCGATTAGCAAGGGTATTAGGGCGGTTAGTATGCCGTAGAGCCAGCCGCGGGCTTGCGGGGTTAGCCAGCTAACCCGCTCGATTGAGTGTTTACCCATGATTTACCCCCTTAACCTTTTGTTTACGATGGACTGAACGTCCGCATAATTAGCACCTAGGCGGCGTTTCCGTTCCGCCCCGTTACCGTATTTCCCAGCGATTACCGCGCTTGCTAAGGCTTCCAGGTTAGGCGCGGCCGCGGGGGCTTTATGGCCGGTTAGCCGCCGGTTTACGATGGCCTGCACCGCTTGGTAATTGCTTCCTAGGCGGCGTTTCCGTTCCGCCCCGTTACCGTACTTGCCAGCAATAACCGCGGTGGCTAGCGCTTCAAGGTTAGGCGCGGCCGCGGGGGTGTGGGTTGCGGGCGCGGGGGCTTTATGGCCGGTCATTTGGTCATACCAATACCCCGCCCGTGCCATATAGGCGGCGCGTTGGTTGTGCGCAATCTGCCCCGGACAGTCCGTATTAGCGAAATGTTGATGCGGGAACACATTTTTACCCCACTCAGGGCGGCCTAGCTTGTAGGCTTTACATAGCGCGGCCACAAGGTGCGCCCCTGCTTCTAGGGTTGCGGGGCTGATTGTCATCGCTTGCACGTTGTCGTTAGCGTGCTCAATCCCTATTGAGGTCTGATTAGCCCGCCAGTTGCTAGCGTGCCAGGCGGTATCTCTATCCCAAACAAGTTGCCCGATTTTCCCGGATTCTTCTACCTGATAATGAGCGGAGGCTTTCCGGGTTTGCCAGGTGTCCCAGCAACCGCGGGTGGTGAGCCGCCCGCTGTTGTGGTGAATCAAGATTTTATCTATTTTATGGCCGCCGCGGCCTTTGGTGTAGTGCTTGTTCATTAGCAGATTTTGATCTGCCTGGAGGGTCTCAAAATTCATTATTCTTACTCCTTAAATTAGTGGGTAGCTACAGGAAATAGGCAGGACATAGAGGCCGCTGCCTGTACGTTCATAAGTCTCAATACTTAGTTTTCCGTAGTTATCTATATACAGTTCTGCGGGGGTACCGTCATTAGTTACTGCGGCGCCTGCGAAAATAGTTCTAGCCGGCCGCACCTCAGTCCCAACGGTTAAGATTGCGTATTTATAGCCACCCGATTGACGCCTGACGGCGCCCGTTAAAATTACCGTCTTTCCTATAACGCAATATTGCGGCTCATGTCCTGCTACCGCTGTCCAGCCGCTTAGTAGGGTGACTGGTTTCCATTGCGGATTTAGCAGGCTATTTATTTTTTCTTCAAGCTCGCTAAAAGAAGCGTTAAGATCGCTCGCTTCTAAAACTTCCCCGTCTTTATAAATCTTTTCCATTAGTGCTATTCCTTTCTGTCTAATAGTTCTAGGTTTGTGATCCACTCATAGGGGCTGATTTCGTGGTTTATCGAGGAAATATAGGAGGTAGACCTTTCGCCCCTAATCACAGTTAAAACCGGGGTCATAACGTCCACGTTTAGCGCGGCGTCTAGCTTGGTTAAAGCGTTTACACTGCAGGCGGTTAGCGCGGTTTTGGGGTCTTGCGCATTAACCGCGGTGGCCGCTAGAAATAGGGCGTTTTCCTTAGATGTGGTGTTAACGGTGATTTGCCCCGTACGGGTGCCATAAGTGGCCGCTAGGGTCGGATTAATAACGCCCGGGTAAGTCACCTCATCGGCTTGCCATTTACCTTGTTCATCTTGCTTAGCCGCCTGGTTAGTAACTTCCACCTCAGTAACTAAATTTACTGAGTCAAACCCGGCGCTAGCCTGGGTGTAATACCACGGGTTAAGCGCTGTCTCATCATCTGCGTGGGTATCGGTGAGGGTATAGGCCGGGGTGGCTTTGGGGTTTCCGGGGCATATGTACACCACGCCGGCGCGGTTTAGCCACCAGGTGCCCCGCTGCGTAGAGGCAAGCAAATCTAAGTGAGAAAGTAGGGTTGACTCGTAGACGGTGCGAGCCATGGGGATATTACGCGGCGTGGTAGCGGGTACGGGTTCCCATTTGATGTTATGGGGGTCTAGTAGGTCGCTAGCGCGTTCTTGCCAGGTTTGCGGCTCTTTATTTACACACCCGTAACGTTTAATGCTGGCTAGTTGAGCTACTTTATCCGCCCCTTGGATGCCCACGGTGTAGGTTCCATCTTTCGCGGGGGTGACCTTGGTAGAGGTGACCGAGCCGTTAAAAATAGGGGTTCTGGTGGGTATATGGAAGCAGCGCAAGGGGGTTCCCCATATTGCGCCGATCGCGCGCGGGTCTAAAGCGTTATATATTTTTGCCCCTAGCGTTCCTGCTTCTGCTACGGCGTTGAGGCCATCCCACTGGATACCCCGGCGGGTTGATATAGAGGTAGTCGGGTTAGTGACGTTCCTCCACCAATACGCAAGCGGTAAGGGTTTTATTACCCCCTCACCAAGCCTAGATTGCCCAATTATGAAAGTTCCGGGTTCTAGCTGGTAATGAGTCAGCGCCGCCCGGGATAGCCTGGATTTTCCGAGGATAAAAAGGTTAGCGCTAGCACGGGGAACGGCTAGATCAATTTCTACCATTTCGGCGGGAATAACCGGGGCATGTGGGAAGTCCCGGGCGGGGGTGATTTTTATTTGGGTATTATCCGCCCCGTAAACCGCTACCGTTACCGGGGTTTCTACCTTAGTTTTTACGGTTAACACCGTTTTGCGGCCGGCTTGTAGCGGGTAGGTTTTGGCTTGCACCTGTAGCCGCGGGTTATCGCCAAACGCTACGGCCTCAATTTTTAGGGTGTGGACGGTAGAGGGGGCAAGATTAGTAATTTCTCCCTTATTATTGCCCTCAAAGGTTATATAGCCGTCTTTTTCGCGCCCCGGGCTAACCCACTCATCTAGGCGCATAGGGTCAAGGTCTTTAAGCATTAACGACTACCTTTCTAGGGTTTAGGCGGCGGTAGGTTTGTAGGGCGTTGAAGATTTCGCGGCCTGCTTCCGCGTCCGGCCGCAAACAATGAACATTAATAACGATGGTTTCCGCGCGGGGGGTGGGGCTGGTGTAGGCACCTATGGCCGCGGTTAGTTTCGGGGGGTCAAAGATCGCCGCGTTAGCTAGCCGCGCGGCCGCCCGCTCGGTTTTAGCCTCCATTCGGTTTATACCGTCTATAAAGCCTTGACCGGTATAGATACCCAACTGGTGCATGATCTTAGAGGGTGACGCAATCCCTAGGAAATGCTTGATGCCGTCGATTGCTTTATTGGCTATGCGCTTGCAAGCGTCCCACAGCGCCGAACCCATAGAGCCAACGCCGTTTATTAGGCCGCGAATTAGGTCTTTACCGGCGCCTAAGAGTAGTGAGCCTAGCGAGCCTAGAGAACTCATAATTTTGCCGGGGACGGATTTCATGAACTGCCATAGCCTGCTAGCGCCGTTTACTGCACCGTTTTTAATCCCATTCCAGGCGTTAGAGAATATGCGTTTTATTCCGTTCCAGCCACCGTTCCAAATGGCTTTCACTACGTTAATCACCGTGGTGATTACCTTTTTAACAACGTTCATAGCGGTAGTAATAACGCTTTTTACCCCGTTGAAAACGCTGGTAACAACGGTTCTAAAGGTTGTAGATTTATTCCAGGCAAGGACTAATACAGCTACTAGGGCAACGATAGCGGCAATAATAATGCCGATAGGGTTAGCGCTTAATGCGACGTTTAGCGCCCATTGCGCGGCCGCGGATGCTAGCGCGGCTACTTTTTGCGCCGCTAAAGCAATGCCATGCGCTACTACCTGCACCTTATTGGCTATCCATGCCGCGCTATTGCGCGCTAGCGCTAGGGTGGCTTTACCGGCGGATACGGCAAAGGATTTCATGCCTAGCGCGGCGCTTTTAAGACCGCCCCCTATAGCGGTAATGGCTTTTTTAGCGGTTGCCGCGTCACCTTTAAGCATTTTTATAGACTTGCGGGCAAGGTTTACCCAGGATTTATAGGCCGTATAAGCAGCGCGCCCGATCGTTACGGTTTTATGTAATCCGACTAAAGCCGCTACCGGCGCGGCTATTATCGCCGCTATTGGTAGTAGTACGGCGCGCCAGCGGATAAGAACCCCGATAAATGACGCTATGCCCGGTATAACGGTACCGACGATAAAAGAGGCTATAGAGCCTAGGGCTGGTAGTACCCGCCCGGTAATAATATTTATTACCTGCTCTATTTGGGGTTTATGGGCTTTTAGCTTCTTCGATAAAGAGTTAACCGCCGGTATTACTTTCGAGTTAATGAACTTTTCTACTTTTTCGGTTGCAGGCGCAAACTTATCGGCTAGGACGTCTACCCCGCTTTTAACTACCGGTAGTAGCGCGGTACCTATGCGGGTACCAAAGTTTTCTACACCGGCTTTAAGCCTTTGTATTTTGTTTTGCAGGGTTTCGGCTTCGCGCCCAAACTTCCCATGTGAGTCCACCGTCTGTTTGGTGATTAGGGAGAGGGTCGCGGCTTGCTGTGCCTCAGCGGAAAAAGAGTTACCGACTTTAGTAAACCCAAGGGCGGCGGCTTCCGCGTCTATCTGTGCCTGTTTCAGTGAGACGCCGTATTTTTCTATGGGGTCGCGCTCGCCCTTTAGGGCTGAGCTAATAGCTTCTACGGCTTGTTTAGTGGTGCCGCCGAACATGGCGGCCATATCGGCGCCTTGTTTTATCAGCCCGTCGGTTTTCCCGGCTAGCTGGTCAATACTGGTTCCGCCGTTTTTTAGCTGTGAGCCTAGAACGGTGGCTAGCTCGTTGTAACTGTTGGCTGATAGCCCGGCGGTTTGCGCGGCCGCGTTCGCAAACTTGTGCATTTTCGCGGCGCCGCCTTTGAAAACGTCTCCTATTGCCCCGCTTGATTGCTCAAAGTTAGAGGCCATAGAAACACATTTCGCCCCTACAGCGGTAGCAGCAGCACCGGCCGCGCCCCCAAACTTGAGGATAGCCGCGCCCGCCGCCTTAGCCTTAGACGCGAAAGCACTTAGCCCGGTCTCTTTTTTTAGGCTTTGAAAAGCGCGCTTAAATTTCCGGGTATCGGCGGCAACAGTAACAACGACTTTACGCCCCATAAGCCTTTAACCTTTCCTGGTTACGGCGCGCTAAAAGCGAGATGATCGCGTTTACTTGCTCAAGGGTCATTTGGTCGACCTGCTTAGGGGTAAAACCGCATTCCACCGCTAAAAGCGCATACCGGTCTAGCATGTTTCTACTGGTCAACGGCAATCGCTTCCATTAGGTCGCCTACAGTGAGGGTTTCGGCTTTCGCTAACGCGGTCTCGCTAGTCTCTGTAGGGTCAGAGCGGCGGATAATACAGGCCGCTAGGGCTTTCATGGTCTTAGCCGAAAGGTTCTCTAGCGCATCGGTAAAAGTGCGGCCGGTTTGGGTTTCGATAAAGTCAACTTCACCGATAGTGAGTTTTTCGGGGTCGATCTTGGTTAATTCCATTTGTTTTTCTCCTTATAGGTTTCGTTTTTGCAATAAGCGGTCTATTCCGGCTTCTATTCCGGCGTAGGTTGCGGCGCGGTGGGTCTCCTCAGCCTTGCTTAAAAAGTGGGTGCCGCTGTGTCCGTCTTTGCCCCAATGCCTAACCGGGGCGTATTTAACCCGCGCGGGGGTGCGTACCGTGACAGATACCCTAGAGTTTTTGGGTTTAATAGAGGCCGCTAGACGCCCGGATTTTTTGGGGGCTAAAGCGCGCCCGGTTGCCGCTATTCTTTCGGCTAGCGGGCGGGTAATCGCTTTAAGGTCATCGCTATCAGCCCCGGCCAGATATAAATCGCGTAGCACCTCGCTATAACCGTCGATTTTTAGGCGCGCCCCGCCATACATTAGCGAGTCGGACATTAGGCGCTAGTTTCCTCAGGCGGTAGGCTCTGGCTATCCGGGGCGGTTTTTAACTCTGGTTCTCCCTGGATGTCCCACTCAATTTCGAAAGTTCCGCCCTTTTCCTCACCAGCAGCTACGCCGATTGAGGGCTTAGCGCCTACGCGGACTTTACCCACGAAATGAGGTTTATTTTCTTCGGGGGTTTCGTTGCCATGCGGTGCCACTTTAAAGTCGACGACTTCGCCGGTATGTTCCCAAACCCATTTCCAAAATGAGCCGGTTTGAGTCGATTGGATAGCCTTACCCTTTAGCTTCCAATTGCCGGTTGTACCTCCCTGGGCGTCAGCGAAAGTTAGAACGTCCTTGTCTTTGGTTTCGGCTTCCAAAGACCATTCTGCGACGTCTGACCAGTAGTCTTGCCCCCCGATAGTAAAACCTAATTTATTACCTAAAATACGGGTGTTTTTTACGATTTGAGACATGATTAGTCCTCCTTTATAGATAGTTCGACGCTGATATGTATTTGGGTAGATAAGTAGTTTTGCCCCGCCCCTAGGCTGATTGGTCGGTAGCCGTCCACGGTTAGCCCGTAGTCTTGCCACATGCCGCTAATAACCGTGTCCACCAGGGCGTCTAGGTAGGCTAGTTCTTTTTCCCTATCGGTAGGAATAGCTTCTACTACCGCTAGGACGGTGAAAGCCGCGGTTAGCCCGCCTATGGTATCTGAGGCGGTGATTAGCGGGGTGGCCTCGGACACTATGAGCGCGGGCGGGTGGATAACCGGGGGCATGACGGAATACACCGGCATTACGGTTGCTTCTTTTAGATCTTTTAGCACCGCGGCGCGCGCGTAGCTGATCGCCCCGCTCATGCGACCACTATCCCGGCCGTTGCGTACGGGGCGATTAGCTGCCTTGCGGTCACTAGCGCGTCTTTAGATACCCTGATAGGTATCGGGGTTTCTATATCGCTATAGTTTGCGACGCCTTGCGGGGCGTCCCTCCAGGCGTAGAGTTTCGCGGCGGTTTCACAGATCGCAAGCCTTTTTATGCCGTCTGGTATCCTTTCGGCTTTAAGGGTTGTGATAGCGCTATTTACTAGGGTCTCTGCCCTTTCAGCGCATAGCGCGCTGAAAGGGCTAGGGGCAACTTTTAGGTAGGCGGCTACCTCATCGGCTAAGGCTTGCATTATGCGGTTGCCACCTTTAGCGGGATAATACCGCGCTCGTCCTCACACACTGAGGCTTGATAGAAATACACGCTGAAGTCTTTGGACAGGTTAATAATGTTCTCGTCCTGCAGCTGCACATTCCCGGACTTGTAAGTTCTCATGGCATCAAAGTTGACGAAAGCCCCGGCGATACCCGTCCCGTAAGCGTCCTTAGTCGCTTTGAGGTCTGGGACTACCTTTAAGCCTGCTAGGTTGCCGGAAATGCTGGTTAGGTTGATTTCCCCGACTTGGTTAGCGCCCTTGCCGTTCACGGTCATTAATAGATCTTCCGGGGTGGTCAAGGTTGCTAGCCGCTTGAACATGAACGGGTCTACCACTAGCGCGTCAAGGTTTAGCCCTTTGTCTTGGAAAGCGGCCGCGGCGTCCAGGATTAGCCCGGATAGGTCACCCCATGCCAGGTTTTCAATTTTCTTAGAGGTCGATAGCGCGGCGGCGGCGCGGCCTTTCACAGCGGTAGCGAATTGCTCAGCGAAATAGGTAGCGGAACGCTTACCGGCTTCAATCGCCATGGCCTGCATGGTGATATTTAGCAGGTTAGAGGGGCTACGTTCAATAGCTTGCCGTGATAGCCGGGTGTAGCCGCCAAAGGTCTTGATAGGGGCGGTTTTAGTGTCTAGTTTGACCTTGCCAAATGCCAGGTTTTCTAGTTCCGCGGTCTGTTCTTCAACCTTGACGGTGTTTTCTTTGATTACCCCGTATTCTAGGGACATGCCAGAGGCCGGGAGAGTGCCAGACGCGAATAGCCCGGCAAGCGGGTTAGCATCGTCTACTAGCTTTTCTACGAATCCAACCCAAGCCGGTTTTAAGGTTCCCCCCGCGTCAGAGGTCACGGTAGCGTTATCGGCGCGCTGGTTTAGCGCGTTTACCTGGTCGATGGTGGTTTTATCTTCCGCGGCGATAGCTTTAAGGACTTGGCCAATGCTGCGCCGGTCTTGCGCTGGTTTTCCGGCGGGATGGATACCGCCCGCTAGCGCGCGTTTTAGGTCTACGATATCGGCGCGAATGCCGGTAAGTTCTTCATCTTTCATGTTGTTTACTCCTTTATTTTTTGCTCGAATTTCGGTTATCTCGGTTGCTTCATAGGCAGGGAAAGGCACCAGGGAAACTTCCATTAGGTCTATTCCTAACTGAGTACGCATTAGCCCGTTCTCAGTTTCGTCATCGATGTAATCGCGTTCTCTAAAACCGATAGAGAATTGAGAAATGGCGCCGTCTTTTACCAGTTCATAGGCATCGCGCCCGGCGGTGGTGTTCGAGATTTTCGCATCAATAACCAGCCCTTTAGGGGTTTCGCGGCATTGGGTTACCGCCCCGATGGGTTCGCGGTGCTGCCAAAAGAGTTTCACGCCGCGCGGGTTTGGGGTGATCGCGCCGGGGGCTATCTGCTCAGAAAATCCCGGCATTATCTCCGTAGGGGTATAGAAAGGGACAGCAAGCCCGGAAATACTACGCTTGCCCTTTTTCTTATCCTCCTCGTCCTCATCCTCGGGGTCGATCTCCTCGGGGTCGATCTCCTCGGGGTCGTCCTCGGGTTGTTCTTCACCCTCGGGGTTTTCGTCCTCGCTGGGTTCTACTTCTTGGGGGTCTTTTTCCTCGTCCTCCTCATCCTTTTTCTTTTTAGGTTTGATAGAGGAGGTGAAAGCGCGGGTAATAATCAGATTTGTCATGATTTTTCTAATCCTTCTGTTTGGCGTCCTTCTTCGGTGGTCATTAGCCCGCAACCAATAGCGGTAGCTAGGGCTTCATAGCGGTCTTTAGTAGAGGGTCTGAGCAGCGCATCTAGGTTGTAACGCACAGACCAGCCGCGCGGTAACAGGCTGGTTAGGGCGTCCTCAATCGGCCTTAAATAACTCATGACCGTCCAGCGCATAAAGCTAATATCGTCGTCTTGAAGGTTTGCGTAGGTCATGGTTCCGCCCTCGGGGGCTGCGTTCATGAGCCGGGCGGGAATACCAAAAAGCCGGGCAACTGCGAGGGTGTCAAAGTTGCGGGTCTCTAAAAACTGCATATCAGAGGGCTTGAACTGTATCGGGGTGTATTTAATTCCGTCTGGTAGGAACGCGGTAGCAGACGCTAGACGCGCGGCCGCCCATGCCTGCACCACGTCCTTAGCTTGTTCTGGGGTGGACGGTTTTTCAGTGGTAAGAATCCCGGTAGGTACGGCGCCCGCCCCGGTGAACTGGGTAGCGTAGCGCGCCATATCAATAGCGGCGCCTAGCTCTCTGGCACATGCCTGTATCGGGCCGAGTCCGGGGGCTAGCCCGGGAATAATCATCTTGCGTAGGTGTACTAGGTCAACGCTGGTGTATTGTTTGCCGTTCCAGTTGGTAAACCGCGCCCCCGTCTCGGTATCTATGAAAGGGGTACAGAGGCTAGGGTCTAGGATGGTTACCCCGGAAACTGAGCCGTCTTTATAGCGGTTTACTTTCCAATAAGCATTACCAGTAAGAATTAGGCTTGATACGGTTTCGACGGTGAAAGCCGTTTGAGACATGGACGGGTCAGGGGACGCTATGAGCGGTTTAATATCGCTACTTACCAGGCCACTGCTGTTCCAGGCGTCTAGGGTCAGCTGGCTTGCGGCGGTTTCAATTACGTCTATAGCCCGGTAAACGCTAGATAGCTGGGTGGCGTTCCGGCTAGTGATGATTTCGCCGCGGTTTGCGGGCGGACGAATCGCAGGGGCTGGCGGGGCGTCCATAAAAGAGGGATATGCGCCCGGCTCTGTAGTGCCTTGTGAGCGTTTAGCGTGACGCGGTGCGGGCGGGTTTTTTAGCCAGGTGGGTAACCTCATGCCACCCATAAAACACGCTACAGCGGACTTGTAGGGGTGTTAGACACGCTGTTTGAGTGTTCTCATGCGATATTTGCATAAAACACGCGGGTTTTAGTAGTAGATCGCTAGCGGGGCGGGTTCTTCAAGGCGGGTACCCCATACCGCACACGCGGCCGCGCGTAAAGTGTCGATAGCACCCACGGACTTGCGCGCGTCGAAAGCTACCGCCCCGCCCATGCTTCTTAACGCGGCGCTTGCTATCGCGTCCCTTAAGCTTGGGTTGTGGTCGTGGGTGATTTCGCCTGCTTTTACCCGGTCTAGGAAAAGCTGGCACGCTGTAGCGTATTCCCTGGGTTTTAGGACGCTGATTTTATCGCGGGTCTCAGTGTCTAGGTCTCCTATGACGGTTCTAGCGGTGCCTGAGTCATCGGCGATAATATCCCGGTAACCTAAACCCGCTAGCGCGGGTAGGTCATCGAGCAGCCAGGAAACGCCCGGGGCTTGCTTTACTAACGCTATCTGCAACCCTTTAGCGGGGTGTGTCCAGGCGGCATAGATCGCGGCGCCCTCCCGGTTTTGTGCCACATCAAACCCTAGCGAGACTTGGTTAATGTCTTGTGGGACACTCGGGTTATCTGCGAGAGAGTCCCACACCGCAAGGTTAAGAATTGTGGACTCGGTAGCGGTTTCAAGGTTCAAGATCGAGCGCTTCCAAGCGTCAAGGGAACCGGTTTCAAGAGAGCGGATTTTATCGGCGCTTTGGGTGTACCCGATAGCAGGATGAAAGCTCAAAGTTTCATCACTATAAGGATTTTCGCTGGCTTGTTCTTCATCGGCTGACCATTCAAAATAAGCCATAGACGCTAAGGGGTCTTTTACGGCTTCGCGGCCTTTTTCTATGAGCTGGTTTAGGTAGGCGCTGGACGCGGTGCCTTTCGTGGACACTATGATTAGCTGAGAATCCTTAACCGTTAGCTGCGTCGGATTAATAGCGGTCTCTAGCGCCGCGCCTTTCTCCGAGTCGAAAGCCCACGCCTCATCGACCGTTACCAGGTGCAAGCTGTCGCCGTGGATGCTTTTAGGGGTGGGTGCAAACGGGGATATTTTCGAGCCATTGGGAATAAAGGTTACTGCCTCGCTACCCTGAGAAAGGCGGGTTTTGAAGATATCTGGTTTTTTTTCTGCGCGTAGTGCTTCCGTTAGCTGTTTCCACCGTTTACGGGCGTCTTTGCCGGTCTGAGCCGTCATTAAAACCTCGTGCCTAGCGTAGTTCATGAACCTATCGGCCATGATCGCGCGCAAGAGCGCGGTTTTACCCGCCTGCCTGGGAACGCTAATAACTACTTGCTGGTAGCGCCACGCCCCGGGGTCGAGCGGGTTTAGTTCCATTACTACATCGGCAACGCCGCGCTGCCAGGGCATTAACGGGGTGCCTAGATAAGAGGCTACCGCTGCCACCCTCGCACCAAAAGAGGGGTTTTTAGGGTTGCGGGCTGTTCCGTACTTGGGCGGGGGGCAATTAGTCACGGTCTACCCCGCCTTTCTGGGTTAGGGCTTCATTAGTGAGGGCTTTCATCGTCTCAGTCAGGGCGTCGATTTCTTCATCTTTACCGGTCGCTAGATCAGTGTTAGAAATGATCTCGTTAATCATCTCTAGGGCTTTCTGATCAGCCACCGATAGTTTTCCGCGCTGTAAATCTTCCCCGATTGGCTCAGCTAAATGTAGCAGCAGGGTTTTTTGAGTCTCCTCCACAATGCTTAAAGCCCGTTGTTCTGCTAGGGCTTCATAGAAAGCGGTTATAGAGGCTTTGAACGCGTTACCCCCGGGCGTGGTGGGTTTGGTTTGGAATAGTTCAGGCTGCATTAGTTTTCTTTCCGGCTGGTTTCGGCTGGTCTTGGCTGGTTCCGTCCGGTTTTCCTGGAACCGGGGGAGAGGAAAACACTGGGGGGCTGAAATGTACCGTCTATGCAGGTCAAAAAACCAAGACGGCTTGACCAGCACAAACAGCTAGACACGGCTAAAACGGTCATTTTTGCCCCCCTATGCCTGGCCATGCCGCCCCCCGGCGCATCCTCCTAGTCTTACGGACGCTTCGAGCGCCGCGCCGCTTGTTACATACCGAATGAGCCGGCCTAAGATTGCTTAACTCGTTGGTGCCACCATTAACCCGCGCTATCACGTGGTCTAGGGTTAGCCCTAGCTTGTGGGTGCGTGGCAGGGCTAGATCAATAGGCCGCCCGCATAGCCAACACGTAGCCCCGTACTCGGAGACGACTAGCGGGGCTAACCGGGCGGCATCCCTGCTTGTCCATCTCACCGCCATAACACTGCCTCGCCTTTTGCTTTGTACTCTTTTACCAGCCGGTCGGCGGTGGTAATAATATAGGCTATCCATTCCGCCCGGTCTGTAAAGGCTCTGGCGTTAGCTTGCTCGGTAGCTATCTGGGTGGCTCGATCTCTTATTATCCGCTCGTCTGATACCTCGAACACCCCGGCTTCTTCCGCTCTCTTATATGCCGGGTCTTGTGCTACCCGGCGCCGCCAGTCCTCCATCTGATTCTTATTCCTGGTAGCGTCCACGCATAAATCGCACTGTTTAGGGTCATAGCCACCATGTGGACATATATCCGGCAATTGGTCAAGGTGAGCTGGCGGCATTGGTGGCAACATTTCAACTTCTCCTAATTTGCTTAAATAATCTTCAATAGTTGCAGGTGAGAGCGCAGATGAACTATCAGCGCTATTAGCTGACGCGGAAAACAGATCAACCGCTTCGCGGTTGTCCTTATCTGGTTTGCGGAACAATCTTTTTATGGGCTTAAGGTGAGAGCGCAAGCGCTCACCTTTTACCATGGAATGAAAGGGGCTAGAACTCAGTGCAAGGCGATTTTCAAAACTAGAACGCGCTTGTAAGTCATTAGTCTTAATCCCGCCGCGCCCGCGTGAGGGGCAACGCTTGTTTTTGAGCCTTGCGAGCCTAACCGCGGTTTCCACTTCTTGTTCTTCTTCTAGTTGCTTCTGTGACTTGCGAGCCGCGGGAATCATGGCTACTAATGCTTTCTTGCAAATCCTGAGCATTGAAGCAGTGGGACGCCCGTTAACCACCATTCCGCGAACCCATCGCACTAGCCCCATTTCTTCGAGGCGCTGCAAGCAGACACGCACCCATCTAGCAGACAACCCGGAAACGCCGGCGATTTGGTTAGCTGTGCAATAAAGTTCCCCTGAAAACTCAAACCGGCACCATTGTTCTTTTGAGAATGGAACGTTATTAAGAGCTACTAGAACAGACCTAATGCCCGCGTTAGATTGACCGCCTAACTCACCCCAGTAAGCTTGCGCGAGCGCCCTAATAATCTTTGAAGTTCCAGCATGAGCATTAATAACCTGACTAGACACAACAAACCCCCATATAATCCGAGTATGGACAATGAAATGACTTTGACCTCTGGCACGATTTTTGAACCCTGGCCAGGCATAGCGATATGGTTCCCCGTTGACGCTCCCGATGTAGTACACCAAGCGCTAGAGCAAAGCAACTGGGAAATAACCGCGGCTTTTGCTGACGGGACGATAATAAACGTAAATTTTCAGATGTTACCCCGCCGCGTTCTAAAACCGTTTTCATTTGATGACTTGGTTCCAAATCCGACTGATTACGATGAAATAAAGTGCGCGAGAGTCCTGCAAAGCGACCAGTGGCTAACGGTAGTACCGTGGGGCAAGTACCAAGACGGCTACACGATAACCCACCTATCAACCTTTGAGGAAGTAGCAAAGTATCACACAAAATGGCTGGCAAAACACGGAATCTTAGGGAAGAAAAGCTAATCATCACGACCACCGCCCGCGATAAAAACCACGATCACCACGGCGCAAACCACCGAAAAACACGCTAGGACAAATAAACCCGGCTCACTTAGTAGCATCTGGGTCACCCGCCTTTAACATGGTGTCCACCAGGTGATTAGACGCCTCTTTAAGACCAATAGCCAGCCGTTCAACAGCTACAGCCCGATTAGAACCAGACGTAACCCACCCGCGGGCTTTCAACTGGTCATTAAGACGCGAAACCTCAAGCAAAATCTCGCTCAAAGACGCATAAGAAACGTTAATAAAACGCTCTTGACTAGGATTAGCTACTTTAGGCATAACAACGCCCTCCTGTCTGTTGTAATTCGTTGAGACGGCTCACAGCATTGTTGAGACACTTAGAGCCGGGCACTTCAACACCTGACAACAGAACAGGCCTCCGGCTTTCCCCTAAAAGGGTCTTATATAGCCCGGACGCTACCCGGCATAAAGCCGAAAAAGTAAAACCGCTAACTATCGTGAGCGGCTTCCGCTGTTGTCGGTGTGTTGAGCACCTAGGCTTAACACTAGCACACTTAACCGGCATGACCACACCCCCGCGCCTGTTCCTCAGCAAGCAAAAGACTGTTAACCTGCAGCATTGCAGCACCACACAAGCGGGTTAACTCGTCCCGCGTGTCTGCCACCAGGTCGCTATCAAGCTCGCTAGCACGCTCAACAACAGAGGGCATAAGCTCACCAAGATTAGCCCTAAACTGTTCCGACAAGCCGCAAAGCCTGTCCAAATCAACCGACAAACGCATTAGCCCGGTATCCACACCCTTAGGCATTGAAAACCCTCCCTAATTCCTTGTGATAGCCCTTAAGCATTTCCACACAAACAGCACCTAAACCGGCGTTAGAGACTCCGTAGAACATTAGGTTAAGTAACGTAACGCAACCGCCGCCCCGGCAATAGCCTTTGACAAGTTCAAAATCTTTCGAGGGCTTCAAGGCACGTTCTACAAGCTCAACATCTATGCCAAAACTTAAAAAGTAGTCATAGTCTGCATAATCCACCGCTAGACCTCCCTCGTGAAAAGATCCGATAAGTTCAGCCCGGAATCTGCCAGCGCTTGGCCAAGAACGTCAGCGTCAATAGGCCGCCCGGCCGATAGGTTGTGATCAATCCACGAACGGACAGCCGCGCGGCGGGCTTCTTCCACGCCCCGTTCTTGACGAACAGACTCAAGCCACGCGGTAAAGCCGTTAACTCGCTCAACCAGCTGGACTTCATCACTAGAAACCACCGCTAGACCTCCTCATTGTCGAACAGGTGGCTAAAATCAACGCCTAGAGCCGTCAAAGCTTCCAGATCACGCACTAACCAGGGCTTTTTTCCTGCCAGCGAGCGAGATAAAGAGGGCTGAGAAACTCCAACAGCTTCACCCAGCTCGCACTGTGTAAGGCCGTAGGTTTTCATAAATTTGAAAAGAATTTGGCTAACTCTGTGGTTTAAGTTATTCATAGGGTTTACTTTATATCTTTTCGGCATATTTGCAACCTTTTTTATATATTCCTTGAGTTATTCAGGACGGAATAATAAAATAAAGGCATGTCTACACCACTTAAAAAGCCTGTTGATACACCTTTAGAACTATCTCAAATAGTTTCGGGTAACGTTCGCGCCGAAATGGCTAGGCGGCGTGTCACTCAAAAAGAACTTTCAGAGGCTTTAGGGATAGCACAGACTCAAATCTCAAAAAGATTAAACGGCCGTTCGGAATGGCGTGTTAACGACTTGCCACCTATAGCAGAGGCGTTAGGGGTACCTATTGACGTTCTTATATATGGCGGAGGGTATGAAAATACCCCCGCGCCGTTGGACGCGGAGGTTTTAAGCTCCCCCAACTGGATTCGAACCAGTAACCCTTCGATTAACAGTCGAATGCTCTACCGTTGA